GTAGGTTCAGTTACTTTAAACTGTGAAAATACATCTACCTCATCACCTTCACTAAATCCTACTCTACCACCTGTAGATAATTGTTTTATTCTTGATATCAAAACTCCTGAAGTACCTATTTTATATTTACTAGGTATTTTTTCTACTTTAAATTCTTTTCCTAAAACTAACTTAACAAGTTTTTCTAATTCAGATTGACTAAATCCTTTTTGAAATGTTTTTTCTTTATCACCAAACAACCAACCATCTAAATACTTAACTGCATTTTTAGATGTTTTAGCTTGAGTATTAACATCTGCACCTCTTGTTGTTATAATACCAACTCCATCATCACTTAATAATTTTCCTATATCTTTTATTACTGCTGACCTTTCTGCTTTATCTTCAATTACATTTAAAACATTTAAATTAACAACACCATCTTTAGATTTTATTCCTTCTTTTTTAATTGTTTCTGAAGCACTTCTATATTTAGGAATTATACCATCAAATTTTACTATTCTTTCTATTGGTACAAATGGTTCATGACTTGTAACATTTTTATTTTTAAATTGTTTAGTTCCTACACCTAAACCAGAACCAAAATCATGAACATTGTTTTTATTTAAATCTGTTAAAATTTTATTTGCTTTAGTATATGTTCCTTCAGTTGTTGATATAGCTGTCTTTGCTCTATTAACACCAGATTTAGATACTGCTTTTAATAAAGCTTTACTTACAACACCACCAATATTAAATTCTTGTGGTTTAAATGTTTGAGCATCTATAGCTGTTCCTTCTAATGGTCTTGATATATTAACATTATCAAATAATTTTCCAATCCAGTTTCTCCATGTAGGTAAAGGAAATATTCTATCCATAAATTTTTGCGTAGCTTTATCAGTCTTACCAGCAAATACATCTTTACCTATATCTCCAGCATCTATTGCTATACTAGCAGCAGGGAATGGTAAGAACCATGGTCTGTAAGAACCTGGTCCTGTTAATCTACCTATAAATAATTCAGGAAGTATACCTCCCATACCAGATAATCTTATAGCTTCTGCCCACCATTTACCTTCTTCATTTGAAGGGTCTGTTTTTATTTCTCCATGTTTAGCTATTTCTCTTAACATTTGAATACCACCAAAAACAGGAAGTGCTGAAACTAATTTTACTAACTGTCTAACATCTCCATTTTCTATTCTTTGTAATAATTTATTTGTTTGAGTTGATTTAGCCATAGCCCAAGAAGTAAACTGACCCATTAATCTTACCCATGGATTTCTACTCTGAGTAAATAATAATCTATTTGATACTTGAGGAATTAATGCATCTCTATTTGCAGCTAAAATTCCTGCAGTTGATAATAATTTTCTAGATGCTTTGTCTGCAACTGCTTCATCAAATGTATTAAACTTACCTAGTTTTAATGCATCTTGTACATCTATATTATATCTATTAATATCTCTAGTTAATCTTAAACCTTTACTACTATTTAAACTATTTTTATTTCCAACAAATTTATATAATTTTCTTGCTGAACCATAAGCATCTATTGCTCCTGTGTTAAATGCATATCTTCTAGCTAATCCAGTTAACCATGTTAAACCTAATCCTTTAAATGCTAACTCATTTAACTTTCTATTAACACCCATTTTACCCATAACATTTACAGCTTTAGTAGCATCATCCATTGCACCTTGAGCAACACCAGATGATTTTAATAATGAGTTACTAATTTCGTTATTTAATTTTTTATCTAAATCTAAAAGTAAATCTTTTGCTATACCTGTTTCTCTTTTATTTGTAAAACCAGTTCTTACTGCACCTTTAAACCAAGATAAATAATTATTTGAATTTGTAAATGGTTGTGCTAAATCTCCTAATGATGCAATAGTAACTCTATCCAACATATTTAAGTTACTTATTGTTGCTAATACACCAGCTATTCCTTTACTAAAACCTTTTTGTGCTTGACCATATCTTTCAAAGAAACCATCTATAGTATTCATAACTAAATTAATTTCTTTTTGTGCTAATTGTCTAGCTTTTTCTTTTGTATATTGTTCAGGTAATCTTTCTGATAATTTAAGATATTTATTTGTAATACCTTTTATATATGTTTCTAAAAACTGTCCTTTGTTTCCAAATTTTTCTGCAAACGCAATTGATTTCATAGAACGATTATATAAATTTTGTAATACATCATTTACATTATTTACTAAATAACCATTTTGTTCTAATATTTTTTCTACCTTTGCATAAGGACCATCTAATATTCTTTTCTTAGTTATGTGTTCACTTAAAGGTAAATTTTTTATTACTGCTCCAGCTTTAGTTGCTTTACCTGTAGTTCCTAATACTAATTCTGTAATAACATCTCTATTAATAATACTATCATCTACATTTCTTAAACTTTGAACAAAACCATTTGTTAATTCTTTTGCTGATTTATCAGTCTTACCTAAACTTTTGTAAATATCAAATATAACTTTTTCAAATTTATCTGGGTCTTTTCTTATAACATCAAAGTTATATACTCTTGGAAAATAATTTTTTATTTCCATTATTTTATCAATACCAGTTCTTTTCTTAGCTTTTTCATCTAATGAAAATAGACCAGCATTTTGTCTTAAATTTGTAAAGTCAGATAATTCTTTTCTAATTTTATTTGCAAGTGCATTTACTCTAGTAGTATTTAAACCAGCAAATACTTTAGCTTTAGAACCTCTTACAATAGAAAGAGCTGCTGCTTGTTCTGCTTCAGAATATCCTTGTGCAACATTAAATGCTCTTAGCTTCCATGTTTGAAATAAATCTTCTGCTCTTCTAGCAACAGAAAATTTAGAAATAGAACTATCAATATTTTCTAATAATTGTAATCCTATTTTTTCTGTTTCTCCACCTATTGCAGCTAATTTAGATGATGTAGTTGTTGATGTTAACTCTCTAACTTTTTGAAATGCTACTTGTCTTGCATCAGTATATAACAATCTTTGTAACATATTTTTAGATTGTCCTGGTAATATTTTACTAGCTTGTATTCCTTTTTGTATAGCACCTAATGTTGCTCCAGTTAAGAACCAATTACTTAAATTTGCATCATCACCACCCCATAGTTTACCAAATGCATAACCAACACCACCACCGAATAATGGTCTAACACTTGTTGCTAATACTATTTGTGCAGTTTTTTCTGTTAAACTTTTTTCATTCCAAAGTTTTTCTAAAAACATTACATCTCTTTTAGCTGCTAAGTCTATTGCTTTTTTAGAAGCTGCAGATTGTTTTTCCCATAATTTTTTCTGAGCATCATCAAATACTTTTTGTTTAAGTTTTTGGTCTTTTCTTATTTGTAAAATTTTTTCTGATATAGTTTCTTTAGCTTTTGTAGAACCTTTACCTTTAGTAGCTTTCTTTTTATCTAATAACTTTTTAATTTTTTTATCTAGTCTTTGTATTTCTTTATAAAATATATCTTGTTCTCTAGCAATAGGTTTTACCCAATTATCACCAGCTATTTTAATTTGTTTGTTAAGTTCTAAGAAAGATTTATCACTAGCTATCTTTTGTAATACTTTATATTGTTTATTACTAATACCTAATTTTTTAGCAGTAGCACCTTCCATTACTTCTATTACATTTGCTACTTGTTTTTTATCTGCACCAGGTAATAATTTACTAATTGTTCTAAAAGCTTTTACTGATAAAGGACCAAGCACAGCACCAGAAGCTGTAGTTAATCCTACTTCTGCAGGTCTTGCTTCACCATATGTAGCTAAGTTATTAAATAAAGTATCTAATCCAATAGTTCCTCCAGATAATCCTGCTAGTTTTGCTGTAGCTTTTAATCCAGTTGTACCTGCTGTAGCTGCTCTTCCCCATGGTGTCATGTATGCAAGTATATAATATGGGTCTAATAAGAATGTAGCCATCTCTGCTGCTTTAACAATAAAGTCATCATCAAATGCACCACCTGAAAATTTTGCGTGTCTTTCATATAATCTAATTTTTTCTTCTTCTGCATTTTCTAATGCTACATCTTTAAAATCTTTATCAGGGTCAAATGCAGCTTCAATACCAGCTTTACCTACTCTAAATAAATTACCAAAGAATTGATTTTGTTTATCAATACCATATGCTAATTTTTCTAAGAATGTAGGTTCGTCTACAGGTGTCGATAAAACAACTGGTTTAGTTTCTATTTTTAAAGGGGGAGTAGTTTCTGTTACCTGAAATTGTGAAAAAACATCATCTTCTTTTTTTTCAGGTGTAATTATCTTAGGTTCAATAACAGTAGGTTCTGTTATTTTGAATTGAGAAAATACATCATTTTGATTTACTTCTGCCATTAGTCATTATTTTGATGGTCTATATATTGTAAAATCATTTACAGAAAAAGCTATAGCATATCTTTTTTTAAGTTCTTTTCCTGACATTGCTTTTGGTAATATTGCTGTTACTTCACTTAAACTTTGAAACTCACCTTGTCCAGCATCTCCACCAGGTCTAATTTTTTCTTCTTTGATAGCTTCAGATTTTAAAAATTGTGTAGTAGTATTATCTTGTGATGAGTCTATAATTTTTTCTTCTTGTTTTATTATTTTATTTTCTTCTAACAAAGTAAAGTTTTCTCCATCTATTAATTCTCTATTTCCTGGAGTATCATCTACAATTTTTGTTTCACCATCTTTGTGTTGAATTTTAATTTTACCAGAAGGTAAAGGTTTATCAGATTCATCAACAGCACTTCCTGTTTTATTTTCAGCAACAGGTTTATTTGTTTCTATTCCTAATGCTGCAGCAATTCTATCTCTTGCACCATTTACATATTCTTCATTACCATTATTAATTTGTCTTTGTATGGCTGCCATATTACTTTCTAAATTACCACCCATTTTTGTTGCTTCATCAATTACATATTTTAGATAAACTTCACCAACAAAATTTCTTGAATTAAATACTCTATCTTTTGTTTCATTAGTAAATCTAGTAAAGTTTTTAATTGTTTCAGCATCAAATTTTTTTGCTGTATTTAATATAGTAACATTGTAACCTTTTAAATTATTATTATTCATGTCAATAACATCTTGACCTGGCATTACAAATACATTAGTTTGTTTTGAAATAATATTTGATAAGTTAAGTCCTCCATCTCCAAAGACTTTACCATCAACAAAAAACTTACCATAGTTATCTACATAGTTAGATGCTAATTGTAATCGTTTGTTTGCATTTGTAAATGCTGTAATTCTACTTTTGTTTTTATCTGTTAAAGAATATAATACAGAATCATCTATTTCACCTGCAGAATTTGTAAGTAAATCTTGTAAAGCAATATTAAATCCAACTAATCCTTCTTTAATTGCATATGAACCATCATCATTTTCTTTAAAGAAATCATTTCGTTTTGCATTAGGTATTAATGCAATAACTGCATCTGCAAATTTTTCTGTATATTTATTAGAAGAATAATCTAAATTATTTAAATCTTTAATTGGTTGTTCTGTTGCTGTTTTAAAAGTTGCAGGAATAAATTCACTAAAGACAGTTGGTTTAACTGATTCTAAAGCTTTACTTAAATCTACATCAGCAGATTCAGTCTTTACTTCTGCTACTTCTGATGCTTCAACCTCTGTATCTTTATTTGTTTTTATATTTGATTCAATTTTTTTTAATGTATCTTTTTCATTACTACCTGAAACAGTATTAACTTCTTCAATAACATCTACATTTTTAGAATCTGGTTTTAAATTACCAATTAATTTATTTTTAAAATTAATAATAGCATTAACAGTTTTACTATCACCTGCTGCAGCATCTATTGCATTTTTAGTTTCTTCTTCTATCTTAGCTATTTCAGCAAGATAGTTAGCATCAATAACACTTTTCTCTTTAAAGTTTTTAAATAGTTCAGAATCTTTATAATTTGAAAAAGCTGCAGCTTCACTTAATGCTAATGCATTATAGTTTGTTGGGTCTCCTTCTGCACCTAATGAGCTTGTTTTAAACTTGTCAAAATTTTCACCATGTTTAGCTCTTAGGATTGCTTCACCTAATTGATATTGATTATTACCATCATACTTACCTAATTTAACATCTGCAGCAACAGCATTTAAACCATCTATAACTTTTTTATCTGCATCATATTTTGCAATTTCTTTATTATAGTCATTAGTTTTCATTTGTTGAATAATCTTTTGTTTATTCTGTAACTCATTACTTCTAGTAATTAATTTTTGAGCAGAGTCTGCTTTGTCTGCTTTCCACCATCCATTAAATACTGAACCAGCTATATCAAATTTATCTAATGCCATTAACTATTCTCCTTTATTTCTTCTACTTTACTAGGTAATTCTTTTTCTATTCTAGATAATAAACTAGGATTTAAAACTTCTTTACTAGGTTTTTCTACTCTCGGTGTTTCTTGTTCATCTGTAACATCATCCATCATAACAGGTGTAACATCATCATCTTCTATTTGAGTATCAGGGTCATCTTCTTCACCTTCATATAATACATAATCTTTAATATCTGCATAATCTGCTATCGCAATTAAAAGATAAATAGTAGGTTCAATTAATAATAACATTAAATCAGGATTCCATAAACCTTGAGTATAACCTCTATATAAAATAACTTGTGCCATTTCATCTAAAGGTGTACCTTCATTTATAAGTTTTACAAGTTCTGGTAAAGCTTCATCACTTGTTATTTCAAGATAAATATCTTCCATACAATCATCAGGGTCTGTATATTGAGGTGGTCTTTCCCATGCTTTTTTCATATCAGGAGAAGTAGTTAAACTTTCTCCAGGTATAGGAGCATTAAAAGGATTAACACCTACTTTATCAAATTGATTTTCTTTTATCTTTTCTGCCATTATATTACCTATATTTTTTTACCTTTGATGCAATACCTTTTGGTTGTTTACTAAATTGTTTACCTGCTGCTTTAGCTTTTCTTTTAGCTGCAGTTGTTCTTGCATATTCTGAAGCTGACAAAGCTTTGATTGCAGCAGTTGGTAAA